CTCGATGGGGGACCGTCGGCGTGGGGCAACGTCTACTACAATGCGGGCCGGGTCGAACTCCGGTTTGCGTCGGCCCCGCCGGCGTCCACGGCGATTGTGGCCGACTACAGCCACTGGCCTACGAACGACGGCTCGCAGGTCCCCGTGGCCGTCCTGGCCGTCGATGTGGACGCAACCTCGGAAGACCGGAAGGCCCAGGCCATCGTGGTCGGCCACGTGCGGGGCGAGGCGCTGAAGCCTCCGCTTTCGGCCCAGGAACTGGCCCTCCTGCGGCGGCTCCTGGCCGGGACCGCCCTGGTCATCGCATAAACGAGGGAGGTGAACGATGGCGGACATCCGATTTTCCTGGCAGGCGCTGACGGAAGCCATCAATCGCGCGCCGAAGCCGACAACGTTTGTACTCACACGGGTCTTCGGCGGTCGTCCCCCGGAACAGCACTATGTGACCCGCATCGTGACGGACGTCATCATCGGGGGGCGGAAGCTGGCGCCGCTCGTCCGACCAAACACCGAGGGTCGGGTCGTTCAGCGATACGAACGTCGCCTGGAGGAGGTGACGCAACTGCCTCAGGCCCGCATCAAGACCCCCCTGGACGTCCAGAAGGTCCGGGAGGAGCGGCCCCCGGGGGAGAACCTCTTTCTGCGGCCCGGCGAGGTCCCGCCCGACCCGATGGATAAAGCCATCGCCGAGGTCCTGGAGAATCACCGGGACCACATCACGCGGCGGCACGAGTGGCTTGCCGCCAAGGCGCTTACGGGGACGATCCAGTACGTGGCCGACGACTGGGAGTGGACCCTGTCGTTCAACCTGCCGGCCGAGCATACGCCCGTGCTGTCCGGTACAAACCGGTGGAGCGATACGGCCAATTCCAATCCCCTGCGGGACATCCGGACCTGGATGGCGCTGATCGTCAAAAAGACGCAGATCACGCCGGACCTCCTCATTCTGGGCGAGAATGCGTACGGGGCCTTCCTGGACCATCCGAAGGTCCAGGACTTCTTCCACCGCCTCCGCATCGAGCCGGGGCAACTCCGGCCGCAGGCGCCCACACCCGAGGGGGTCATCCCCATCGGGGAGGTTTTGGGGCTTGAGACCGTCGCCTACATCGGCCAGTACATGGACGACGCCGGCAACATCTCGAACTACGTCGACCCGAACGTTGCCATCCTGGTCGCCACGCGTGCCCCCTTCAAACTGCACTATGCGGCCGTCCACGACGCCGACGAGGGCGTCACGGCGGCGGTCGAGATCTTCACGAAGTCGTGGACCGAAAAGGACCCCTCCATCCGATGGATCCTGTCGGCTTCAACCATGGTGCCCGTCCCGCACTGGCCCGAGGCGATCGTCTACGCCACGGTCCTGTAATCCGAGACGGAGTGAGATGATGGACGTACGCCGTCGTGGTCGGCCCCGACGTAATGTGCCGGCGCCGGCCGAATCCGTGCCGGCGGAGCCGAAGAAGCCGTCGGGTCCGCTTCGGGTCCGGACGCTCGTCGCCCTCCAGGATGAGGGCATCATCTACCCGCCGGGTACGGTCCTCGAGCGGCCGGCCGAGTGGGTAGAGGTCAACGTCCGGATCGGACTGGTCGAGGTTGTGGAGGCGTAAGACGTGGGACGCTACGTGTCCGCCGCCGACGTGCGGGCCGAATACCCGCAGGACCTCCTGCAGAGGCTGACCGACGACGAGCGGCTGGGCGTTGTCGATGACGCCCGCATCGAAAAGGCGATTGCCTGGGCAGAGGCGTACGTCCACGCAAGCATTTACGCCTTCTATCGGGTGCCCCTCTCGGGCTCGCCCGACATCGTCCGGCGCTGGGTGACGGATCTTGCCGTGTGGCGGCTCTTCCAACGCTGGGGGGACGACCCAAGGGTGCGGGAGAGAAAGGAAAGAGTGGATTCCGAACTGAAGGCCGTCGCCGAGGGCCGAATGCGAATCCCCGGCGCGGAGGGTGACTACAAGGGTGATGTGGGCTTCCTTTCCCGGACGCCGATTCCGTGGCCCCGGCGGGGCGGGAGACTGCCATGAGCGTGCGGGTTGAGGCGCGCATCCCGGACATTCTCCGGCGACTGGAGGGCCGACTGCGGGACCCCCGCCCCTTCCTGGAGGAGGTGGGTGTCCGGCTGGCTGAAAATGCCCGGCGTCGCATTTTGCGGGGAACCCAGCCGGGCGGTGCACCGATGGCGCCCCTGAGCCCGCTCACCGTTCAGGTCAAGCGGGGCTCGCAGGTTCTGCGAGACACGGGAGCGTTGCTCAAGTCCATTACGGCCCGGGTCGAGGGGCCCCGCAGTGTGACCGTGGGTACGAACCTCGTCTATGCACGGGTGCACCAGGAGGGTGCCGTCATTCGTCCCCGCAGGCGGTACCTCCTTGTGCCGCTCCACTGGACGGCCCGTCAGGTCGCCCGTGGGGCGGGGCCGGGCCGGTTCGGCGGTTCGGTCCGGAATGTGGGCCTTTTCTTCTATCGGTCCAAACGCACGGGGAGCGCATTCCTCGCCCGGGCGGTCGGTACGGGAAAGGGCCGGCGTCTTGAACTCTGGTATGCCCTCCGGCAGGCCGTCCGGATTCCGGCCCGGCCGTTTCTGCCGAAGGACCTATCCTCGCCGGAAGACCGGCAGGCCGTGGCCCGGGCCCTGCGGGTGTGGCTGGAGGGCGGAGCGTGAGACAGAAGGAGCTGGCGCTGGCGCTGAAGTCGTTTCTGGTCACCCGGTCGCAGGCCCTCGGGGTGCCCCTCCGGCAGGTCGTGCTCACGCCGACCTTCGACGTGGAGCTGGCCTTCATACCTACGGCCACGCCGTCGGCGGCCGTGCGGGCCCTCGGGGTCGGGATTGAGGCCGGCAAGGGCGAGCGAGTTCTCCGGTACCGATACGGCATCGCATTCTTTGAGCGGTGGGTCGGGACCGGAGAACCCGATGCCGAACGGGCGCTCGACGTCGTCGACCGTCTGGCCGATGCGTTCACGCCGCAGGCGTTTGCCGACCTCGGCGTGGCGCTGACCCACGTCGTGGAGGTCGGCGAGATGGAGACGACCGTGTGGCAAAACGATCGCTACGTCTTTCAGGCCATCGTCGTCGAGATGATGGCCGTGGAGGTCGGTCCATGAAGCGTGCCGTTATGGTGCTCCTTGCGGCCCTGCTGGGCGTGGGAGCGTGCGAATCGAGCCGGAATGCGCCCCCCGAAATCCTTTCCTTTTCGTGTCAGCCGACCCAGGTCGGGGTCGGCGAGCCCGTCCGGTGCGTCGTCGAGGCCCGGGACCCGGAGGGCCAGCCCCTGACATACGACTGGTTCGTTTCGGGCGCCTGTACGGTCGAAGCGTCCCGGGACGGGCGGGCCGTCGTGGTGTGCTCCATTCGGGGGGACGTCATCGTCGGCGTGATCGTCCGTGACCCCTTTGGGGCCGAGGCTCAGGCCGACACGTTTATTTCGGTTCGGTAAGGAGATGCGGGGATGCGGCAGGTCGTAGCGTTTCTGCTTTCGAAGCTTCCCTGGGCGGACCTCGTCCTGGCCCTGGTTTCGGCACTGTCCAAGCGCCTCGCCGAACTCTGGAGCATCGTGTACGAGTGCGTTCTGCGGGTCCAGGCCGAATACGCCGGAGCGGAGGGCTCGATGAAGTTCCAGGCCGCCAAGGCGTGCATCCTGGGCCGGCTTCAGGAGCGGGGACTTACCGCCAAAGAATCCGTCATCCACTTCCTCATCGAAGTGGCGGTCCAGCTCCTGAAGCTGGAGAAGGCGTGATATGCACCGCATTCTGGTTCGGGTCCTCGAATGGAGCTGGGTTCGGCGGGAGGTCGCCCGGGCTCTCGGGAAGTGGCTCGCCAAGCGGATTCGGGGCCTTGCCGAGCCGTGGCAGGATATGGTCGTCACTGGGCTCAGTCTTCCGCCGGGCCGGGCGGTGGCCGAACTGGCGGACCGCTACGGGGAAGAGTGGTTGCGGGAGCCGGCGGCCCGAACGGTTCTTGTGCTCCTCGACCGGGTAGACGGAAGCGCCGACTACCTGGCCGAAGGCTGGAGGACGTTCCTCCGTGAACTCGGCGTGGAGGTGAATCCATGAAGAAGGGACTTGTCGTCCTGAGCATTCTGCTTTGGGCCCTTTCGGCCATCCCGGTTGAGGTGATGGCCGACGACGGTTTGGTGCGCATCCTCCGTATTGAGGTGACCCAAATTCCCGAAGCCCGCGGCGAACAGGCGGCCGCCGCGGAGGCCCGCCTCCTTCGGGTCGTCGACCCACGGTGTCCCGAACTGCGGGAAGGGTTCCTGGTCGCTACGGTGGACGGCATTGCCGTCGTTCTGGCTACCGAGCCCATCCCTCAGGAGGCGGGGGGTCGGCTTGCGGAGGCCTTCGTTCTGCATACGCCGAAAGCCGACATCCTCTACTCCTTCTGCTTTGAGGTGCAAACCGAGCGCACTCTTTGGACGACCGTGCGGTCGACCCCCATCCCCGACGGATGCGTCATCCTCTCGTCCTGGGAGCGGGTCGTTTCGTTTCTGAAACTCAAGCGTTCGAAGGACGAGGGACGTGCATGAAGGTTCGGAACCGACTCTTTGACTGTCACATCCCCGGCATCGGCGAGGTCCGGGTCGGCGACGTCATCGACGTGCCCGACGACGTCGCCCGGGACCTGCTGGCCGCCGGCTGGGAGGAGGTCCGGGAGACGGAGCGTCCGCCCAAGACGGGCAAAAAGCCGAAGCAGGAGGAGGCGTAAACCATGCCGGTTTACGGCAAACCCCTTATCGGACGCAATCTCACGGTGTTTCTGTCCAAGCAGACTGACGCCGACACGCCCGCCTATCCGGCGGCGGGGGACGCCATGCGGGTGACGGAACTGTCGGGGTTTCAGTTCCGGGCCCAGATGATAGAGTCGCCGGAGCGCATCCCGAATTCACTCGATGTGCCGAAACTCATCGGGGCGGGCCTGGCCCATGCGGAGGGTACGATTGCGGCCCTCATCAAGCCGGGCGCCGCAGGCGTTGTTCATGGGGACAAACTGCTCGAGGCCTTGTTCGGCAGGCGAAACTACGATGCGGCGACCAAGCGGGTGACCTACACGCAGTATGCGCCGTCCGACCCGGAGACCTACTGGACGATTGCCTTCATGCTCGACCGGGTCGCTTTCTGGCTCATCGGATGCCGATGCACGGGCGGCCAGTTCCGCTTCAGCGGCGAGTCTCGGGCCGACGACATTTTTCAGGTATCGACCGACTGGATTGCCCTCCGGCGGGCCTATGCGGGCGTTTCGCAACTTACGGCGGCCGCCGCTACGGGCGCCACGACGCTTTCCGTGGCCAATGCCAAGCTGTTTGAGAAGGACGCCCAGATACTGGTCGGCTCGCAGGCAACCGTATACACCGTAACGGGCGTCGACTATGCGGCGAATACGTTGACGATCAGCCCCGGCCTTTCTGCGTCGGCATCTTCGGGCGATACGGTCAAGCCTTATCTGCCTACGCCGTCGGTGCCGAGCGGTACCGAGATCTGGACGGGCCTCGGATGGGCCCGCCAGGGCAGTACGGCGATCCCAATTGTTTCCGCATCGGTCCGGTACGAAGTGCCCCTTGAGGTCGTCCGGGAGAAGGCGAATACGGTCTTTCCGACCCGTGTTTTTGAGTCCGACCCCCGGAACGTGACGGCCGAGGTCGTCCTGTTTATGGGGGCGGACGAACTCCAGTACCTCCGGGACGCCATCGATACGACCATCTGGGAGCTGGATTTCGAGGCCGGCGATCCATCCGGTCCGGGCCCCTGGGCGAAGCTGTCCATCCCGCGGGCGGCGACAAGCGACGTGTCGTTTGACATCGACCCTGCGGCGGTTCGCATGACCCGCCGGTTCCGTGGGCTCGCCAATGCGGGCAACGACGTCATCAGCCTCACCGTTCAGACGACGTAACGGTCCGGAGGCAACCCCGTGGGCGTGTTGAAGGAACTGCTCAAAGAGGTCGGCCCCGGAAACGTCCGATATTGGGCCGAATTCCGGGACGGGTTCGAGGTCTGCTTCAAGCCCATCTCGAGGGACGAACTCCGCCGCATCTACCGCAAGAACACTCGCTTTACCTGGAATCGGCGGACCCATCAGCGGGAGGAGACCGTCGACGAAGAGGGCTTTCGGCGGGACTTTCTGCGTGCGGTACTCCTGGACTGGCGGGGCCTAACAGTCGGCAAGTTACGGCGCTGGCTTCCGGGCCTTCCCCTTTCGGGTCCGGACGATCAGGAGATCCCGTTCGACTATGAGGATGCCGAACTGCTTGCCGAGCGGCTTCTGGGGTTTGAGAACTTCCTCACGACGCTGGCGACCCAATACTACGAACTCGAGGACGTCGTCCGGACGGAGGCGGTCGAAAATTTCGGGCCTTCGTCCGGTGGTGGCTGAGCGGCGGCGACGTCCCGGAGCGGCTCCTTGCGGAACTCCGCCGTCGGGGCGTGCGCACGGACCGATATGAACACCTGAGGGTCCGACTCTGGCCGTGCAACGTCGAAGCCTTCGAAGTGTTCCTCCTGGTGATTGCATCCCGTTCGTACACGCCCGAACGGGGGTGGCACCTCGATGCGGAAGCCCTGCACCTCGCCCGGAGCCTGGGGTATCGGGTCGACAAATTCACGGTACAACGTGTTCTGGCAGGTATCGAGGAGGTCCAGCGCTACATGCGGCAGAGGACCGAATCCCGGAGGACCGCCGGGTCCGGATAGGGGTGTTCCAAAGTTAACCGAGTTAAATCTGAAACACCCTCATGACCCCGGAGGGGATGCGACGTGGCCGAAATGGTCGTCGCCATCCGCATCGTCGTCGAGGGCCGGAACGCCCAGGAGGAGGTCCGCCGGGTGCGGGTCTCATTTGACGAGTTGGGGTCCGGCATCCAAAAAGCACTTGAACAGGCCAAATCAGGCTTTCAGACCCTCACTCAGAGGCTTGGGAGTCTCAGGGAGTTTGCTCGTCAGGCGGCCTCCACAATGGCAGGCTTCCTCGGCGTTCAGGCCCTCGGCAACATCCGTGAAATGATCGATTCGGCCATACAGGCTCAGACGGCTCTGGCCGGCCTGGCGGGAATCGCCCGGTCGTTCGGCGTGAACACCCAGGAGGCAACCGCTCTGGCCCGGCGATTCGCGTCCACGGGCCTCATGTCCGTCGGCGAGGCCGCCGAAGCCGTCCGCAACCTGCTGGTCACGACGGGCGGCAACCTGCAGCTCACCGCCCAGTTTATGGAGCTGGCGACCCGCCAGTCCGCCGCCTTCCGACAAGCCCACTACAGCCTTGGCGAGGCCATCGTCGTCACAACGCGAGGCCTCAAAGATGAAATCTCGACTTTGTCCGATGCCATCGGGGTCACCACGAACATCTCCCAACTCCAAAAACAATACGCCGAGTCCATCGGCAAGACGGTCGGCCAGCTCACGGACCAAGAGCGCCGAATGGGTGCCGTCGTCATGATGATCCGTGAAATGCAGCGGATGACGTCGGGTCTCAATGAGTCTCAACTCAATGCGCAAATGCAGTTGGCGAAGTCCTCTCAGGCGTTCAAAGACTTGCAGATTACGTTGGGCCAAGCACTGATGCCGGTCCTGCTTCAGCTTTCGGAATCGGCACGGGGCCTGGCGGCCGGGTTCCGCCCCGTTATTGAGGGTGTCGGGCTACTCATGAGGGGCGTGAACGCCATACCCGGCGGCGTGACCATAGCGGTGGCCGCATTGGGAGCCTGGAAGTTTGGATTGTTTGACGTGATCGGTGGACTCCTGCAGGCCGTGCGAGCCGGACGGTCGCTCACGGTTGTACTCCAAGCCATGAACTCCGGCATCCTGCAGGTAGTGGCGTCCATGGCCGCATGGGCGGCCGCGCACCCGGCGCTCACTGCCGCGATGGTCGCCATGGGGGGCGTGCTGGCGTTCTCTATTAAGCGGCTCAACGAGGCAAAGCGGGCAATCGACGAGATCCGGCAGTCGGCCGAGCAGAGCGCCCCGGCGTGGCGGGTGCTGGCGCAGTTCATGAGGGAGCTGGGCGAGAGCGGTCCCGGAGCGCTGGAGCGCGCGTTTCGTCAAATGAATGTGGAGCTCGCACGCAATGCGGACGGCACGATTGACGCGGCCCGCTCGCTGGAGAACCTTCGCAGGGCCGCGACGGAGGGCCATCTCGCTCAAACTCGGTATGCCGAGGCCCTAAACCGTGCGACCGAAGCGGTCGAGCGCCAGAGGGCGGCGACCGAGGCACTGATCCCGGCCCTCCTGCGGGGCGACGCGATTGCCAAACAGCTGGCCGCAGACCAGGAGGAATACTTCTCACGTCTCGCCAAGACGCCCATCAGCGTGGAAGAGATCCGCAAGCGGGTGGAGGCCCTGCAGGAGGCCATCACGAAGGCGGCAGTCGCAACGGGGAACGTTACCGGGCCCATGCGGGTAGCCCGCGAGCAGGTCCAGGGCTTGGTCGACGCGGCGGAGGCCCTGGGCATCTCGGTTGAGAAGACGCTTCCCGAGCTTGCGGCCCTGGCGCGGAGCACGGGGGCCAAGACGGAAGCCATGCGGAAGGCAGAGGAAGCGGCCCGGCAGTACGGCCGTGAGTTAGAGCGTCTGCGGGACCGTGTGAAGGAAGTACTGGCGGAGCACACAAAGTTTGAGATTAAGCCAGAAGAGGTGCTGAAGGAATCGCCGATGGAGGCACGACTGCGGGCCATGGGTCGGGCCGTCGAGGAGCAGAATGCGCCGCTTGAGCGGATGCGGTTTATCGCGTCGCAGTTGGGCGTGACGCTCACGGAGGACTTGAACGCCGCAATCCAGGAAGCCGTTCTATGGTTCCAGCAACTTGTTATGGTGACGGGCGATGCCGGGGCCGCAACGGAGGCGCTGACCAAGATTGCGGCGGATGCGGCCCGCAATTGGGACCGCTTGACGGTGGAGACGAAGGAGAAGCTGGCGGGGCTCGGCATCACGTCGAAAGAAGCCGCAGAGCAGATTGCGGGTGCGGCGAAGCAATCGTCGGCGTCGTGGAACGAGTTCCGGGAGGCGCTGGGGCAGGTCCTGGCCGATGCCATCCGTATGTTCGGAGATTGGGTGGGCAAGGTTTTGAGGGTTACGTCGGGGCTTGGGCAATTCCTCATCCGGGCCTTCGGCTCATTGGGCGAGGCTTTGGGCGGTGCGACGGGGCCGATTACGAAGGCAATCGGCAGCCTGTTCTCCAAAATTGGCGGCTCTGTCGGGCAACTTCTGGGTTCGATTGTTCCCGGTCTGGGCACGGCGATCGGCACCGTGGCGGGCACGCTCGTCGGCGGTCTACTTGGGAAAGTTTTCAGTCTTTTCAAGAAACGCAAGGAGCCGTGGAAGGAAGTGGGGCAGGAGATTGGCCGCACGATGGGCATCTCTATCTCGGACGAGTTAGCCAAGAAAATCGACGATCTGGCAAAGCGGGTCGGAAGCCGGGCCAAGGCCGTTGCCCTGAGCCTGGGGGAGATCGTCGGCGACATCATGAGTCGGGCTGACTTATCCAAAGCAATGCGGGCCGTCGGGGAGGTGCTCCAGCAGCTTAAGCGGGGCGTCGTGGATGCGGCCTCGGCGGCGAAGGGTATCGGTGACGTGTTCTCAAAGGTCTTGAGCTTTGTGGGGGACCGTGTCGACGCCGCCGTCATCGGCATGATCCAGGCCGTCCGAGCGGCGGGCCTACGTGTCAAGGAAATCGACGAATTCATCATCCGTTCTATGGAGAGGGCGGCAGGGGCAATTGAAAAACTTGCGGGCATCTGGACTCAGCAGTTCGAGTCGGGGGCCATCAGCGCCGACGAATTCCGACAGAAGGTCATCTTCCTGGCGACCGCTTCGGTGGCGGCTTTCCAGGAGATGGTCCGGTCGGGTGCGTCGTTCCTGGAGGCGTTCGACAAGTTCAAGAAGGGCTTTGACGCCATCATTCAAGCGGCCATCCGTTTGGGGCTGGCCAACGACGAGGCCGTTCAGTCCCTCCAGCGGTGGCGCGACCTTATCGAGGCAAATAGGTCGCTGATTGAGGAGATTGAGACCCTCAACCAACTCATGCGGGCGCTGGGCCAGACCGGGACCGTGAGCCTCGACCAGATCCGCTTCTTCCAGGACCAGATCCTCAATCAGTATCAGCGCTTGATTGCGGCGGGCTTCACGCAGAATGAGGTCCTGCGGCTCATCGCCCCGTCGCTTCAGACGCTTGCCGATCTTGCGCGGGCCTATGGATTCGAGTTGGACGAGAACACCCGCCGCCTGATCGAGCAGGCCCGACAGCAGGGCCTCATCACAGATGAGCAGTTGTCACTGCAAGACATACTCATTCAAGGCTTTGCGGAGATTATCCGACTCTTGGGCGGCGAAATCCCAGAAGCTTGGAAAAAGGTCATAGAGGCAACCCGGCAGGCGGCCGACGAGGCGGGGCGGTATGCCGACGAGGTGCGGCGTGCCCGGGACGAGCTGGAGTCCATGCCCGCTCCTGGAAAACCAAGTGGCGGGGAGGTGGGTGCCCAACACGGGTTTTTCGGCGTGGTGTCCCGTCCGACCCGATTTCTTGTCGGCGAAGCGGGGCCCGAAATGGTGCTGGTGGCCCCGCTTCGCCGGTCGGCCCCGGCGGGGCCTGCGGAATTGGGCATGGAGGGCGGCGTGCAGGTGACGGTCAACGTGTACGCCCAAACGTTCGACGAGAATTTCGTTCGCTTTCGCTTGGTGCCGGCACTCAGCGACGTTCTGCGACGTTACTCCGCAGAGCGGGAGCGTCTGCGGGGTTCGCTCGGAGGATGAAATGGCTAACTACGTGGGCCATCCGGTCGCACTGTATCAGGGGCTAAATCTTAAAGTCGGCCAAGAGGTGAGAGTCATTGTGTCGAAGTTCAACGTGACCGCCATAGCCCTCGTGCCGGTCTCCATCCCCCGACAGGTGGAGGCCCCGGCCGAGCTGGCGCCCATCCTGGTGAGCACACGGAATTTCGCCACGCGGGACAATATCTCCGTATCCAGCATCAAGACGGGCCATGATCCGCTCGCACTCGTGGACGGCATTTCGGGCGTTCCGTTTCGGTTTTCGGATAATGACCCAATGCCTGCCGTCGCAGTTGCCAATCCCGGCCCCTTCACGATTGCGGCGGTCCTCGGATATGGGGACGCTCAAGACACGTTCTACCTGGAGTTCTCATCCGACGCCTTTGCGACGGTTGCCCGGACGTTGGCATTCCCGGCCCTGCGGGGGGCGACGTACCTGTTGATCGACCCGCCCAACTTCTTCCCGCACGTGCGGTTCCGATTCCCACGCGGGTACGCCGGGCCGGTCGGCGAAATCTGGCTGGGCACTTACCGCCAGCCCAGGCGGATGTACAAGTGGGGGTTCGAGCGGACGACGCAATGGATAGGCCGGGAGATCGTCTCGGAGTACGGGGCGGTGGACTTCCGTGCGCTGTCCCGGCGGCTTAAGTTCCGCCTGCCGTACACGTCTACGGAGGACGACCGGGCAATGTGGGACGACGTGTTCCGAGAATCTAAGGGACGCTATGTTTTGTGGGTCCTGGAGCACCAGGAGGTCTACCTGGCAAGGATGGGAACGGAGGTCCAGTTCCGGCACAGGTCTGGCAACGTCTACGAGTACGACCTGAATCTTGAGACGGAGCCGCTCCCATGAGGCCGTACTTACAGATCGACTTCCCGGACGGCACCCAGACGTGGTTCCCCATACTGGCCGAGCGGGAGCGGAGCGGCCTGCTCGCCGTATCGCCGATCCGCAGGGCTGTTGCCTGGGAGGGGCGGACGGCGGCCCCTGAGGTCTCCGTCCTTATCTACGATGCCGACCGCTTCCTGCGGGCCTACATAGCGTCCCGAACGCGGGACATCGTGGGCAAGCCGTGCCGGGTCGTCTCCGACTATATCCGTTTCGAGGGCATCGTGACGGCGTGGACCCCCAAGCGAGGCCTAACGTTCGAGATCAAGGCCACCGACGTGCTTTCATTCCACCTCCAGAAGCAGGTGCCCATTGCAAAAGTGGACGCCACCACATACCCCAACGCACCGGCCGAATCCGTTGGGAAGCCGCTCCTGTATCCCTACGGCATTTTGGACTCGGCCGTAGCCGTTGCCAGTCACGGGGCATACGGGACGTTCTGTGTGGACGCGACTAACAACGACTACTTTGTTTCGGCCCTGGCAATCGAGACCGTCCTCCGAGTGTGGCGCAACGAGAATGGGGTCTGGCGACAGGTCCCGGCGGCGGACTACACGGTATTGACGAACGCGGCGGGTCACGTAGTCGTGCGGGTCACGCCCTATACCGGCGGGCCCGGCGCCGGGAAAGAACATATACGGTTGGACGTGAAAGGTATCGCGTCTGCGGGTGTGGCAATTACAAATCCTGTCGATATCGTAAAGCACTACTTGGTCAATCTTGTGGGAGTCCCGGAGTCGGCCCTCAACGCCGACTCATGGAATGCGGCCCGGACGCGAGCGGCGGACAAGGGCTACAAGGCGGCGGGCGTGGTCGGGATGATGGGCGCTCAGGACGCGTCGCAGGTCCTTGCCGACATGCTGGCAACGTTCCTCTTAGAGGTAATGCCGCTTCAGGACGGGACGATAGGGGCACGCATCTATGAGCCTACTGCTGACCCAGATGTGGAACTGGCCGTCCCGAGGGACGTGGTGGACTTCCATATCGAGACCGACTTCCGGGAACTGGCGAACATTCTCAACGTGCAGTACGCCCCGATCTGGGGCGAGGCGGGGTATTATTTGCACATGGAGAAGACTGATTCCGTCAGCCGTAGCATATACGGCGACCGGCAGAGGACGCTGAATCTTAACTGGACCTACGACTCGACGACGGCCCTTGAGATCGCCCGCATCATGCTGGGGCGACTCAAGTTTCCCCAACAGCGCCTTACCGTTCGGGCCGGGCGGGTCGTGGAAGTGGGTCAGAAAGTCCTTATCCAGCATGAGGACCAAATCTCAGAGCGGTCCGTCTATGCGGTTCGTGAGGCGCAGGTGGACCCCATTACGGGAGAGTGTGAGATTGTGGCCGTTAATGTCGAGGCGCTCGCGCCCCGAAACATCTTTATCTTGGGGGATAAAACGGCACTACCGGCCTTTTGGACATCCGCCGACGCGAATCAGCGTCGGTATGGCTATTTATGCGACTCCCAGACAGGCCTGTTCTCCGACGGATCGCCCGGCAAGGTCCTATAGGAGGGAACGATGCCCTGGCAGGACATCC